AAATATGGAAAAATATACACTTGAGTTCAATCAAGATCAGATTGAATACTTATTTGATATCCTTACTGCTGAGGCTCAGTATAGAGAGCCTAGTGAGGATAACTACAACATATCTGACAAAGATTTTTACAATCTATCAGATAAAGTATTTCTAAAAACTTTATCATACAAAAAGTATGCAGAAGGGAATTTTTAATAAAATGGCATTAACTAAAAAACAATTTATAGAATTTGCTGACTTGATAGCAAAACACAATCCTACAAAAGCTATGGTAGATGATATAGTATATATCATGGCAAGTAGTAATAACAGATTTGATAAGCATAGATTTGCTGATCGAATAAACTCACAATCTAATAGACGAATGAACGACTTAAATATCAACGATTTACAGGAAGCATGGGGGGTAAAATAACATGGCAAAAACTGTATATTTGGCTCGATCTAATTACTTAGATGTGCCTAAGGTCTTTGGCAATGTCAAAGCACTATATGACTTCGCTATTGCACACGCAAATAGTGAAACACCAACTTTGGATAGGCAAGGCAAAGCATATCCAAGCACCTATTCACGATTTAATACTCAGCTGAAAAAACAAGGATTTACAGTATTATATACTGATAATTCATTATCAGCTGACAATTCTGTTAAAGTCGATACAACAACTATTAATGGTGGTTGATATGTTGAAGATCGACTTCAACAAAGTTATGACTGCGACAAAGTGGACAATTTACTTTGTCGTAGTTATCTGTATACTAGTTTTAATAATGAAATGAAAGTGAGGTTATTATGACATTATTAAATTACTTAAGAACTACTAACGCAACCAATGTAAATGATACTCTATACAATGTATGGAAATTTTACAGAAATGGTTTTGATACTCAAGACTTCACACGAGAGTATGACATATCAGCTTCTGATATGTATTGGGGTCTTAAACAAGACTACAAAAATGTTAGAGATGTATTGAGAAATACTTACGACTTCTACAATATTAATCAAAATAAACGTCTTGAATTAGATAGATCAGTATGGCAAAGTAAATTATACAAAGCATTTCACAATATGGTTGATATAGTTCAAGACGAGTATATCGAATGTAATGACTGTGGCGAAATAGAACCACGTGATGATTCCATATATGTCGCAGGATATGACAACTATGTAGGCTCTTGTTGTAGTGGTAATTACAGATACCATGAACACCATGACGAATATTACCACGAAGATGA